AAAACTTAATTCACCTGCAACAACAAACCGACATGACCCAAAAACTTCGCGACCTCATTGCACTGGCTCTTCTTCGGGTGCTGTATCCGAAAGAGCTTCGCTCAGCTCCAGCAGTAGCTGTAGCGCCGCTGGTGGCGTCAGAGCCACCGCTACGCGGTGCAACTGGCCACCTTCCTGCCCGACGGCTACTTCCACCACTACTGATTGACCCAGCGCATCCCACGTTACCTGGAGAACCTCCCGGACAGTGGCTAGGGTCTGTATCGGTTCGTATTCCAAAGCGCTCCCTCTCATCTCAATAACCGGAGGCCACCAATGACCGTCCAGACTTTCAAATCCCGGCTCCGCAGCCAGGGCAAAACCATCCGCCAGTGGGCGGAAGAAAACGGCTTCCCGCCGACTTCCGTCTATCGCGTCCTCAACGGCGTCGACAAGGCCAACTTCGGCCGCGCCCACGATATTGCCGTCAAGGCCGGTATCAAAGTCGTTGATCCGGAGCGGCTGGCAGCATGAGCCTATTCACTCGCACTCCCTTTGGTGGGCTACGCGCTGATGCTCCGCTGATCGGGTCAACCGTGCTTGTTCAAGCTCCCCGGCAATCTCCTTCATCACCCCCGCAGACACAACCAGGTGCGGCTGTTGATCGCGAACAGCAGCCATCAGGCGGAGGTCGCGGCAATACGCAACACCGTCCAGATTCCCTCGCTGCTCCTGCTCCGTGACAAACAACATGAAAGCCCTCGCTACCCCGTCCAGCTTTCCGAGCAAGACCTCGTATTGGTCGTCATTCATGGTTTTCCCCTTGCGTTGCGATGACTGAAATTTAGCCACACGCAACACGTTTGCATAGTAGCAAAACATCACTTTTTTTGGATACCCCATTTTTAGGACTTTCCAAATGCCTAGTAGAAATTGGAAACACCCGCCGCAAAGCCTTCAGGAAGCACTTGAAGCCTGCCTTAACCACGCCCGCACCAAGCACCGCCAGTCGATTGAGCGCATCGCCGCCGATATGGGCCTGGCCAATCACTGGAATCTCTACAAGTGGGTCGAGTCCGGCCGCCTGCCAGCCGTGCTGATTCGCCCGTTCGAACTGGCCTGCCGGTGCAACTACGTCACCCGATTTCTGGCGCATGCCTCGCATCACCTGGTAATCGATATCCCAACCGGAAAGCTACCAGCAACCAGCGACCTGCAGACTGTTCAAGCCGCGGCCAATGATGCCATGAGCGCCCTGATCGGCTTTGCCACAGGCAAGGTCGGATCGTTGGCCGTGATCGATGCTGTCACCGAAGCCATGGAGCACTTGGCCTACCAGCGCGAGAACGTGAAGCACGCTGCACAGCCCGAGCTGGAACTGGAGGGTGAAGAGTAATGAGCGACTACATCAATGCCGCCCAGCAGCGCCTGCTCAAAGTGGTTGTGCTGCTTGCCGGCAACGAGTTCAACGGCCTGGCGCCGTCTGACCTCGCCAAGGCCCTGAACACGAACCCCAGCAACATCACCCGTGACCTGGCCAACCTCAAGGAAGCCGGCCTGGCCGAACAGCTGACCGATACCGGCCGCTGGCGCCTCGGACCGAAGCTGGTGCAGATCGCGCTGGCATTCTCAGATCACATGTCGCGCTCCAGCTCACGGATGGACGAGCTGCAGCAGCGCTACACCCGCCAACCGTAAAGGGAGAAAAAAATGACCCGAGGACGCAAACCTCTGCAGCCGAATATCAATACCACCGAGGTCAACGAAGACCTGGTGCGTAGCGACCTGGAGCGCATCGACCAACTTCCCGCCTTGGAACTCAGCATCCAGGAGAATGCCCTGGCACTGGCGAAAGAGCTTTCCTACGAAGGCGCACTGACTGTCGAGTCCCTGGAAGAGGAAATCAAGTTCTACCAGCGGCGGAGTGTTGAGGCGGTCCTAGAGCTTGGGAAACGCTTGAAAATGCTTAAGGTAGTAGCTGGGCATGGCGGATTCATTGAAAGTCTTGATCGGCTTGGAATTGAGCAGTCAATGGCCCGGCGATTTATTTCTGCCATGGAGAAATTCTCAAATCGTGCGTCGACGCACGTTTTGGGACTTCCCGGCCTTAATCAAACGAAATTGCTTGAACTGCTCGTCCTTGACGACGGCGAGATTGAGTCTCTCGACCAGGGCGACACCATTCGCGGAATCACCCTCGACGATGTCGACTGCATGTCCGTCTCTGAACTCCGCCGCGCCCTGCGCCAGGAAAAGGCTGATAAGGAAGCCGACGTTGCCAAGGCACACGCCAAGGTATCCGGCGACATGGCTGCCAAGGATCGTCTGATTGCTGAAGGAAAAAAGCGGATCGCTGATCTGGTCGAAGAGAAGAACAAGCGAGAGTGCATGACCGATGGCGAGCGGATCGCTGATCTGGAACGCCAGTTGATGGAGCACACACTGGTTGCCGCGGGTGCGCTGATCCCGGTGCGCAAGGTAGTACTTGCCGCGCGCTCCCTCGACCATTGCCCGCAAGGTCTCTATGTCGCCATGCAAGGCGCACTTGACCGGGTGATCGCCGAGGCAATGTCGATTGCCACTGACTACGGCATCCAGCTCAACCTGGGCATGTGGCCGGACGACGACGAGTTGGGCGACCCGAACGAGGGCGAAGTGATTGACACGATCTTTCCGGCTAGCGAGTGATGGAGCAGATCATGGCACTCACCCCGGACCGTATCATCGCCCTGAAGGCGGCGCACGACGTCCTGCAGACGGCAGCGCACGGCGGCAAGGGACAGATCGCCGCTGATCAGGCGCGACTGCTCGGCTGCGACGTCAAGACGCTGTATCGGCAATTCGACGAGGCCGGTCTTGGCCGCGCCCGAAAGCGGCGTTCTGATGCCGGCCAGCTGTCGGTCAGCCGGGCCGAGGTCATGGCGCTGATGGCGATCAAGACCGCTGCCGTGCGCGCCAATGGCAAGGACAACCTGGCCATCGGCAACGCCGCCATGCTCTGCCGGGCCAACGGCCTGGCCGCCATGGGCAAGCTGGACAAGGAATCCGGCGAGCTGGTGCCGGTCACCGACGCGACCATCCAGCGCGCCATCCGCCATTACGGCCTTGACCTCAAGACGCTGACCAAACCGGCGACGCACCGCGGCGCCAAGAGCCTGCATCCGAACCATGTCTGGCAGATCGACGCTTCGGTGTGCGTGCTGTTTTACCTGGACAACGGCGGGCTGGGCGTCATGGAGCACGACGAGTTCTACAAGAACAAGCCGGAGAACTTTCAGAAAAAAGCCAAGGCGATGGTCATTCGCTATGTCTGTACCGACCACTACACCGGCACCGTGCATTTTCGTTATTACCTGGGTTCCGAGTCGGGCGAGATGCTTTGCGAGTTCTTCATCGACTGCATCCAGGGCAAGGGCAACGACAAGGAACCGTTCCACGGCGTGCCGATGATTATCGTGCTCGACCCGGGCAGCGCCAATAAGGGGGCGCTGTTCAAGAACATGTGCCGGCTGCTCGGAATCAAGGTCATCATCCATCGGCCGAAGAACCCGCGCGCCAAGGGCAGCGTCGAGAAACACAACGACCTGATCGAGCGCGGTTTCGAGGGAACGCTGATCGGTATCGTTGTCACCAATCTGGAACAGCTGAACGCCGAAGCCGCGATCTGGCGCCGCTACTTCAACGGTGTGCGCAAGCACAGCCGGCATGGCCACACCCGCTACGGACTGTGGCAGACCATACGCCAGGAACAGTTGCGCCTGGCCCCGGCCCCGGAAATATGCCGGGCGCTGATGGCTGGCAAAACGGCCAGCCGCGACGTGCGGGGTGACCTGACCGTGCCTTTTGAAGGCCAAAGCTATTCGGTACGTGACGTGCCCCACCTCAACATCGGCCAGAAGGTCATGGTAGCCCGCAGCCCCTACCGCGAGGATGCCATCCTGCTCATCGAGCTGGACGAGCACAAGCGCGATGTGCACTGGGTTTGCCCACTGGTGGAGGTCGATGCCGCTGGATTCCGGAAGGATGCGCAGACCTGGGGCGAAGATATCAAGGTCTTTGCCGACACACCGGCCATGCGCGACATGAAGGCCATCGAGCAGCTGGCTTACGGTGTAGACGGAAAGTTGGCTGTTGATGCGGCCCGAAAGGCACGCCAGCCTGTATTCGGCGGGATCAATATCAGCAGGCACTTGGACGAAGCCACCCCCGCCAGTTACATGCCGCGGCGCGGCACCGACATGGATGTCGCATCACCGGTGGCAGGCCCGACCAAGTCGGACCTGCTGAGCAGCCCGGCAGCCGTGGCTGTCGAAGCCCGCCAGCTCAACCTAGTTCAGTTGGCCAGCCGACTGGCCGGCGCCATGCCCGGTGAGTGGACACCTGCGCATTACCAGCAACTGACGACCTGGTACCCGAGCGGTGCGCTGGAAACAGATGTCGGGGCGATTGTCGATCGCCTCAGAGGTTTCACGGAACCACCACGCCTGCGGGCAGTGGGTGGGGCCTGAAAGGGGATCGCCCCACCGTTGGAGCGGCAGGGCGATCGATTTGAAGCACAACTAGCGGGGAGATTTAACCATGAAAGTTTCTCGTAACCAAATCCAGGGGGTGCGCTATGAGCGCTGTTCCCAAGGAATATAGAGGATCGCCGTTTATGCCCACCAACCTCAAAGGCGTACTCATTCGCCACGGCATCTCGATTCGCGCCTTCGCGCCGGAGATCAAGCAGGCCAAGGGTGTTCCGTTGTCGTCGGCGTCGCTGAGCCAGATCGTCAATTACAGCTATTTCCCAAAGAGCCTGCCCGAGGCTGACCTCAAGGGGCAGATCGAAAGACTGCTCTCTGGTCGCGGCGTTTCTGCCGATGAACTGGCCAGCCTGTGGGATGAGGAAACAGATGCAGATAGCCGGCCCAAGCACCCGATAGGCGTCCACGTTGGACAGCCTTCACCCAAGCCGCCCGGCTTCGGACAGAAACGCACCCTACGCCTTGTCGAACCCGATTTCAAACCTTTGGAGATTCATATGCTGTCACCCCTGGCCAAGCGCCATTTCAAGCTGTTCCGCGATCCGTTTCTCGATGACATCAATGGCCCGGACGATGTGTACATGTCGGAGTCGCAGCATTACGTCGTTGAAGCAATGATCCAGACAGCGCTGGTAGGTGGCATCACGGCTGCGATAGGCGAATCTGGCAGCGGCAAGACCACGCTGCGCAAGCTGTTGCAGCATCGCATTAGCCGTGATCGGCAAAACATTCGACTGATTTTTCCGCAGACGTTCGACAAGAGCAAGTTGAATACGCAGGGTATCGGTGCGGCCATCGTCAATGATATCCAGCCGGATACGCCCATTAAGCTGAAGAATGAGGCTATTGCCCGGCAGGTGAAAGAGGTGCTGCTGCGTTCTGCCCGCGCCGGGTTCAAGCATGTCCTGATGATCGAAGAAGCGCATGACCTGTCGATCACGACGCTGAAGTATCTGAAGCGATTCAACGAAATCGAAAGCGACGATGGATTCGGCAAGGTGCTGTCGATTGTGCTGATCGCGCAGCCGGAAATGAAGATCAAGCTGGATTCCAATCGCTACCCGGAAGCCCGTGAGTTCATCAACCGCTGCGAGGTGGCAACGCTTGATCCACTGCACCAGAACGTTGGCGCCTACCTCAAGCACAAGTTTTCCCGTGTCGGCATCGAGATCAGCGCCCTCATTAGCGATGACACCTACGAGGCGATCCGCACCCGCTGGACGAAGGTTGATCCGGCTACCCGTGAGGTCAAGACCAACCTCTACCCGCTGATCATCAACAACACCGTTACCCGTGCGCTCAACCGTGCAGCCGAACTTGGCCTGCCGATGGTCACTGGCGACCTGATAAAGGAGCTGTGATATGTCCGTTATCCCTCACCCGGCCTGCCCGGAGTTCCTTGCCCCGTCACTGAACCCGCCAACGCGCGGGGCGATCAATCGCGGTGACGCACGCGGAGATATCAAAGCGCTGCTGGCTGACCAGAAAACCGCCTGGGATTTCGCTGTCGCCCACAATCTGGCCATCCTGTCGACGGCAGCCGACCGTAATGGTGCCTATCTGGTTGTAGCGCCCAGCCCGGATATCTACAAGCTTTTTGGAGACGAGTGCGGCATGTGGCGCCGTGTCGTCGACCACAGCCTCACTACCGAGCACTGGGTCGGTTGCATCGGCCACATCCGCGTCTTCTGGCGGGAGGTCAAATGCGTGCATTGATCCGTCCTGTACAGCGCCTGGTGCTGGCCGTGAAGTTCCATGTACGTCTCGGCTACAGCTGGCGGCTGGCGTGGGTGAAAGCATCCCAATGAAACCGCTCACTGTCGACAACGCCGATGGCCGCACCTTGCTTGCCCTTCGATCTGGGCCGATGACGGCGGGCGAACTATCCGCCCGTAACGGCACCGGCGTTGCTCGCTGGCTGATCAAGGCCGGCTACATCACGCAAGACGACAGATACTTCCGCATCACCGAGGCAGGCCGTGCGGTCTGCCCATACCGTAATCCACTGGCCGCGCCTGGGCTTGTTCCGCCGGCCACCTACAAACCGGAGATTGATATGTCCCGAGAAAACATTGTTTCACGTCAGCAGGTGCTGGCGGCTGTTCGAGAAGGCGGAGAAGCCGGCATTAGCAAGCTCGACCTGATCACCAAGTTTGAACACCTGGTGAATGAAGCGGCTGTCACCAGTCACCTTGTCATGCTCAAAAAGGATGGCGCTGTTACCAACCCCAGCCGCGGTACCTGGGTGGCTACCGATGCACTGAAGGAACCTACCCGCACCGTTGCTGTATCGGTCAAGGGAAAACAGCTGCACGCCACCCGCGAAGTCGTTTTGAAATGGCTGGATGGTGGCTCAGCCGCTACAGCTAGCACAATTGCCGATGCCATTGGCTGCACAGAGGACAGTACCGAAGCTGTACTGCGGGGGCTCTACGCAGGCCTGAAGGTCAATCGCGCCCACGACGCCGATGTTGATGATTACCGCTACTTCATCATGGCAGGGGAAGCGGAAAGCCAGCATGAAACTGCAGGAAAAGCGCCAGCAGTCGCCAAATTGCCCGAAGGTACGAAAACGGGCAACATCCTGCCTGGTGGGGAACTTCAAGTCGTAGCGCTGCCGGAAAACCTCAGCGAATTCCACATTCCACCTGAAGCCTTCGAGACAATCGAGGTCAAGGGAATATTCGATCGGACGGCGCCGATTGCCATGGCCATTGATGAAGAAGCCGAATTTGAATGCGGCGTCTACTCGGACGGAACATTCCACCTGGTGATTGATGACGGTCTGCAGGATGCCGTGATTGAGTTTTCGCCGGGGGCTTTTAAGAAGCTGCGCGGCTTTCTCGGCCGGATTCAGGAAGTCGCGTGATGGCCCGCCCGCGTTCAGACGCCCCCAGGGCCATCGGCGGCGTCGTGCCGGGCAGCTCCGCCCACCGCCTGATGCTCGCCCTGCGCGCCGGGCGCATGACCAGCGAACAGGTCGCCGAGCGCTTCGGCCGCTACATGAATGATGCTGCCTGGCGCTTGCAGCGGCGTGGCTACGTCACGACGCCGGCTATCGGTAAGCGCGACGAGCTGCTTGCCCTGACCGAAGCCGGCAAGGCCCTGGTTTCCCCCGACGGTGCCCTGTCGCGCCGTCATTCTGAAATCGTCTATTGCCAACTATAGGAGACACCATGGCAAGCATGAACGACATCCAGCGCGCTGCGCAAAAGTACAGCGAAGCCCGCGACTCCCTCGCCGTCATCGTTGGCGCTATGAACGCCGGCATTGAGGAAATAAAGCGCGACAACATGAAGCGCCTCAAGAAGGCCGTGGCCGAAGCTGCCGAGAAGCACGATACCCTCAAGGCGCTGATCGAAACCTCGCCTGGCTGTTTCATCAAGCCGCGCTCAATCATCCTCAACGGCATCAAGCTTGGCTACCAGAAGGGAAAGGGCAAGATCGAATGGGACGACGCTGACCAGGTCGTGCGCCTGATCAAGAAGCACTTCCCCGAGCAGGCTGATGTGTTGGTGGCCACCAGCGAGCGTCCGGCTAAGGAAGCCCTGGCGCAACTCAGCGCCGCTGACCTCAAGCGCCTCGGGATCAGTGTCACAGATGGTGGCGACGCAGTTTTCATCAAGCCTGCAGATAGCGCAGTCGACAAGATGGTCGATGCTCTGCTGAAGGATGCGACGGCGGAGGTAGCGTGATGTGGTTCCATAACCTTCAGATTTACCGCCTGCCCACCCCCTGGGCGATCACCGCCGAGCAGCTGCTCGAGCAGCTCGCCCGTGGCCCGTTCTTCAGTTGCCCCAGCAGTCAGCCGCAGTCCCGTGGCTGGTCGGCCCCGCGCAACGATGGCGAGCTGCTGCACGCCATGAACGGCGCCTGGATGATCCGCCTCGATGTCGAAACGCGCCTGCTGCCGTCGTCGGTCATCAACGCCGAGGTGCGCGAACAAGCCGAAAAACTGGAAGCAATACAAGGCTACGGCCCCGGCCGCAAGCAGCTCAGGGATCTTCGCGAAAAGGTCACGAGCGAACTGATGCCGAGGGCCTTCACCAGTCGCCGCGCCACCCATGTCTGGATTGACCCGAAAGCCGGGTGGTTCTGTGTCGATGCCGGCACGCCGGCCAGGGCTGAGCAGGTCATCGAGCACCTTCGTCACTGCCTCGATGACTTCCCGCTGACCATGCTCCATACCCAGATTTCACCACAATCGGCGATGGCCGACTGGCTGGCCGCTGGCGAAGCGCCGGCTGGCTTCACCGTCGATCGCGACTGCAGCCTCAAGGAGATCGGCGAGGAGAAGTCACAGGTCAGCTACAAGCGCTGCCCGCTCGATGATGCCAAGGACGTCAAGGAACATCTGGCCGCTGGCAAGTTGCCTACCAGCCTGGCGCTCACCTGGGATGACCGGATCTCGTTCGTTCTCGACGAAAAGCTCAGCATCAAGCGCCTCACCTTCCTCGTCCTGCTCAAGGAAGAAGCCGAGCAGAACGCTGAGACAGCGGACGACCAGTTCGACGCCGACTTCGCGCTGATGACCGGCGAGCTGTCGCGCTTTCTGCCGGCCTTGGTCGCAGCGCTGGGGGGGGAGGTGCATCCATGAATCTGGCTCCATCGTCTTCATTCGGCAGTATTTCCTACTCATGTCGAAACATTGAGCCGCCACCGAAACGCGTCACGGCCGACACCTTTGACTACGACCAGTTGCTTGGCGCGGTCAGGGATGAGTGGGAGTTGGCCGGGGTCATTGGCGCACGACTCAGGATGCGCGGCCAGCATGTCGGTCGGCGCCTGGCAACTTTGTGCAGTCGCGGTCTGGTCATACGCGCCATGGTCAAAACCGACATTTACTGGCGGCTGGCATGAAACCGCAGCCCATCACCTTTTTCTCAACCCTCCGAAAGGAAAGCAACACCATGAATCAATCTGAACTGATCACCAAGGTCGCCAGCATTTCTGGCGAATCCCGCAAAGCTGTCGAGGCTGTTCTCAAGACTGCTGGCGATGTCATTGGCAGCACGCTGGGTGAAGGTGGCGAAGTTACGCTGCCCGGCATTGGAAAGCTGTCGGTGACCCACACCACGGCTCGCACCGGCCGTAACCCGAAGACTGGCGAAGCGATCGAGATCCCGGCCAAAAAGAAACCGCATTTCAGCGCCGCCAAGGCCCTGAAGGACGCGACATCTTCTTAAAAACTCTCACTTCAAGCCCGCTACGCGGGTTTCTGGAGATGGTTTTAACGAGGATCTATTGATGACCGAACAATCAGCCTGGACGCAGCTCAATCTGGCCGCCAAGCGCGCTGCTTTCCCCCTACGCGGGCCGCGCAACCTGACGCTGGCCTGGTGGCCGGTGCATGTATTCGCCGCGGCAGTTGAGGGCTATCACGAAGCCTGCCTGGCAGTCCTGAACCCACGAGGCAACCCGTGAGCAGCATTGGCCTGCGCAAGGCCGCCCGCATTAAGGCCATTCACGCGGCCTGCCGCTCGGCCGGAATCGACGAGGCCGAGCGCAAGCGTCTGCAGCTGCAGATCACGGGCAAGGACAGCCTGACGGCGATGAGCTACGACGACGTCAATCGTGTACTCGACCACCTGAACAAGGCGGCTGGCTATACCGAGCATGCCGGCAAGCCTAAGACGGTCGACGCCGATCCGCAGCTGCAGAAGATTGAGGCGCTGCTTGCGGACATGAAGTTGCCCTGGGCTTACATCCACAAGTCGAAGTTCGGCCCGACCATGGTCAAGCGACTGACCGGCAAGGACCGCATCGAGTGGGCCGATGCTGCCGGCAAGCAGGCCGTCATCACCGCGCTGGTCAAGCGCCAGCAGAAAGCTGAAAAATAATGGCGCTGCCGCCAGTCATCCAGATGTTGATCGAGATCATCGGTCATCGGGCGACGATGTCTTTGGTCCGGGAGTTTGGCGGTCAGGAGTTACGTATTCCGCGCGAAGAGGGCAGCGACACCTGGGCGGCTCTGGTTGAGGTCATTGGCGAACGCGCCATGAAGCGTCTGGCGGCCGAGATCGGCGTTGAACGCGAGATCTACATCGCAAAGTGTGAGCGGGCGCTGAAACAGGATCGTAACCGCAAGATCATTGTGCGTTACGAAAAGTTGTTGCGCGATGGACATAGTGGCCGAGGCGCCGTGTCGATGCTGGTCCGCGAGTACAAACTCAGCTACCGACAGATAGAGAATATCGTTAATTCCATTCTTCCCGAGCCGTCAAATACAGCGGTTCAGGCGCAGTTGTTTTGACCGTAAGGCAAAACCGCGTTGGCCGAATATCGCGGATAATCACCAGGGGATAGCCATGAATAATTAACCTCAACCCGAACAGTTACCCCCAGACCCGCCTCGAGCGGGTCTTTTCTTTGGTTCCGCCGAAACCCTTCCCCCCAGAGCGCCCATGCGCGCCTGCGTAGCCTTGCGGCATGCCCTGCCGTGATTGCCAAAATTTCCTGCCATCCAACGAAGCCAACAAGCCACGCCCTGGCCTTGTTGGCTATGGCTATTGCAAAGCTCCTCCAGAAGTAGAGCAACGCGCGCGGTTTTTTCACGAATCGCAAGACCCTTGCTGGCTGGCGATCAATCATTTCCAGAAGAGACGCTCATGACAATCAAGCGCATTCATGTGATTTACGCCTTTCTGCTGCTCTACGCCGCGACCGGTGCGGTCGCCATCATCGGCGCATTCATAGCATGAACCAGTTCACCTCCCGAAAATTCATTCTGGCGCTCCTGGCACTGATCAGTGCCAGCGGGCTGGTATTCACGGGGCGCATAGCGGATGGCGTCTATTCGGCTGTTGTCATTGCCACGGTTGGGGCGTACCTCACCAGCAATGTCGGGCAGAAAGTATGGGCTAAAGATGCTCAACAATAGCCTGCGCCGTGCCATTGCAGTTCTCGTCCTGTCTGCTGCCGGGTTAGTCGGTATTGTCAGCCAGGAAGACTATACCGACCGTGCTGTCATCCCGCTCCCTGGCGATGTACCGACCCTTGGCTTTGGCGCTACCGAAGGCGTCAAGTTGGGTGACCGAACGACCCCACCCAAGGCGTTGGCACGGGCGCTGTCGGATGTCGGTAAATACGAAGGGGCGATGCGCCAGTGCGTCACCGTTCCATTGAACCAGCATGAGTATGACGCCTTCGTCTCACTGGCTTACAACATTGGACCATCCGCTTTCTGCAAGTCCACGCTGGTCAGTAAGTTGAATGCGCTTGACTACGTCGGCGCATGCACTGAAATCCTGCGCTGGCGTCATTTCAAGGGCAAGGATTGCAGCGACGCGCAGAACCGCTGCAGCGGCCTTTGGCTACGCCGCCAGGCGGAATCTAATGCTTGCCTAGGGCTGAATCCATGAGCCCGCAAACAATCGCCGCGTCTGCTATTGCCGTCATTTGCTTTGCCGCTGGCTGGGTTACCGAGGGCTGGCGTAAAGATACTGAAATATCTGACCTGAAAACCACGCAGGCTGCTGCGGAATCTCGTGATGTGCAAGCAGCGATAGGGCGCCTGACAACCGCCAATAAACGGGCGGACGAATTGCAGAACCGCCTGGCAGCCGCCCAGGTCACCATCGATTTACTTGCCGAGGAGAAGAGCCTTGCCACACGTCAGCTTACTGTTGGGCGGCGCTGCCTTGATGGCGCTGCTGTCCGGATGCTCAACAACACGGCCAGCCTCGAGCCTGCAGCCGTGCCCGCAGCCGCCGGCGAATCTTTACGCGCCGATGCCGCCTTTGCCACCGATACCGATGTCGGGCTCTGGGTCATCCAGTGCCAGCGCGGCTACAAGACCTGCAGCGGCCGGCTTGACGCGATAGCCGATTTTTACGGGGAAAAAGAATGAGTTTCACCATGGTACTTGCCTGGTGGTATGTCCCAACTGCGATAACCATCTTCGGTCTTTTCTGGGCGCTGTTCGTCGTCAAAGGCGTCCTAGAAAGTATGTTTTCACTTGCCGGAGCAGCCATGATGTCTGCCGTCGCATGGGCTATTTTCGGGTTTCTCAAATGACCGATGTCTTTGATCGTGCCTCAGAGCGCGAAGAAGAAATGCGCAGCGATGCGCTGGCCGAGCGTGATCGCCGGGCACATGGGCATGCCCCGCGCGTTTCGGCCATGGCCTGCGTCCATTGCGACACGCCAATCCCCGAGGGGCGCCGACTAGCGGTACCGGGCGTGCAGACCTGCATCGAGTGCCAGACCGACATCGAGCGCCAAGGCGTCGCTGACTGGGGGATGGCGGAATGATGGTGCAAATGGAGTTGTGGCATCTGATTACCTTGCTTCTGGCCTTTTTCGGGTGCGTTGGCGCCTTCGGCAAGATCCTGCTCAGCCAGTTCGAAAAGCGCCAGGGAGAACGCTTCAAGGCGTTGGAGGCGGCACGGCAGACGGCCTCCGAGCATTGGGACAAGCGATTTTCATCGCTGGAAAACTCTGCTAAGGACTGGGTCCGCATAGAGCGGGACTTCCTCGCATGGAAGGCCGAACTACCCATGACCTACGTGATGCGCGATGACTACGTGCGTAACCAGACGGTAATCGAGGCCAAGCTGGACGCGATCGCTGTTCGACAAGAAAACATTTTGCTCAAGGGAGCCCTCAAATGAACATCGATGCCGCCAAGGTACGCCGTGAAAGCCTGCGCTGGTACCTGATCCTGGCACTTTACAACGCCCGGCCGGAGGAGCTTTGCGAGGAGATCATCCAAGGCACCATGCGCGCCATCTACCCGGACGTGACGCCCATGGAAGTCCGCCAGCAGCTGGAGTACCTGGCTGACCGGGATCTGATCAAGTTGCGCAAGGAACCAAGCGGGCGCTGGTGGGGTGACCTCACGCGGATCGGCACGGACCTCGCGGAATACACGGTCGACTGTGAGCCGGGCATTGCACGGCCTGTGAAGTACTGGAGCTGACATGGGCCGCCAGTCGAGCATTACTGCACTGCCGGAGGAGGTCCGCCGCTGGCTTGAGCGGGCACTGAGCCAGCAGAACTTCAGCGGTTACGAGCAGCTGGAAGAGATGGTGCGCGACAAGGGTTTCAGCATCAGCAAGAGCGCCATCCACCGGCACGGCCAGAAGATCGAGCGCCGCATGGCGGCGATCAAGGCCAGCACCGAAGCGGCGAAGATGATCACCGAGGCCGCCGGCGACGACCAGGACGCCCGCAGCGAAGCAGTCATTGCCCTGGTACAGACGGAAATGTTCGATTCGATCATCGCCATCCAGGAGGCGAACGACGAGGAGCTGAGCGCTTCCGATCGCCTGGGTCTGATGTCCAAGGCAGCCAAGAACATTGCCACGCTGGCTCGGGCCTCGATCGTGCAGAAGAAATTCAAGGTTGAGGCCGAGGAGCGAATCCGCGCCCAGCTGCTCGCCGAGCAGAAGGAAGCGCTCGATGCGATGGGCAACAAGAACGGGGTGACGGAAGAAACTAAGCAGGCGATCCGCCAGGTATTGGGGATCGCCTGATGGGCAACGCCAAGATCATCCCGGCCAATCCGGAAGGGATTTTCCTACCCTATCAGAGCCGCTGGATCACCGACGCCAGCCGCCTTAAGCTCATGGAGAAGTGCCGGCAGATCGGCCTTTCCTGGAGCACGGCGTATGCCTGCGACGAGCGCACTTCAGCGGCCGGCTCCAAGCACGACCAGTGGGTTTCCTCACGCGATGATCTGCAGGCTCGGTTGTTCATTGAAGACTGCAAGATGTGGGCAAAGATCATGAACATGGCCGCCAACGATCTGGGCGAGCAGGTCATCGATCCCGAGAAGCGCCTGTCGGCCTTCGTGCTGCAGTTCGCCAGCGGCCGGCGCATTCACAGCATGTCGAGTAATCCGGATGCCCAAGCTGGCAAGCGCGGATCGCGCGTGCTCGACGAATTCGCCCTGCATCCGGACCCGCGCATGCTGTGGTCGATTGCCTATCCTGGTATTACCTGGGGTGGGCAACTTGAAGCGATATCGACTCACCGAGGCAGCCACAACTTCTTTAACCATCTGATCCGAGAAGTCCGCGAGCACGGCAATCCGAAGAACATCAGCCTGCACCGCGTCACCCTGCAGGACGCGCTCGACCAGGGCTTTCTCTACAAGCTGCAGCAGATGCTGCCGGCCGACGACGAGCGCCAGGGCATGGACGAGGCGGCTTATTTCGACCTGGTGCGCTCTGGCTGTGCTGACGAGGAATCGTTCCAGCAGGAGTACATGTGCAACCCGGCCGACGACGATGTCGCCTTCCTGGAATACGACCTGATCGCCTCGGCCGAGTACGCCAGCGGGGTCGATTGGCAGACCTGCTCGACCGGCCGCCTATACGCCGGCATCGACATTGGTCGCAAGAAGGATCTGACCGTGCTGTGGATCTTCGAGCTGCTGGGCGATGTGCTGTATACCCGGGCGGTTATCCGACTGCAGAACATGCGCAAGTCCGACCAGGAGAAGGTGTTATGGCCGTGGATCGCGCGTTGTGACCGGACCTGCATCGACGCCACCGGCCTCGGTATCGGCTGGGCCGACGATGCCCAAGACAAGTTCGGCGTCAATCGCGTCGAGGCGGTGACCTTTACACCCCGTGTAAAGGAGGAACTTGCCTATCCGATCCGCAGCGCCATGGAAGACAAGAAGCTGCGCATCCCCTACGACCCGCAGACGCGCGCGGCGCTGCGCATGGTCACCAAGCAGGTGACAGCTTCCGGCAACGTGCGTTTCACGGCTGAGCGCACGCCGGATGGCCACGCTGACGAATTCTGGGCGCTCGGTCTGGCCAAGCACGCCGCATCAACTCAATCTGGTCCTGTCTTCGCTGACAGCCGGCCGCGCCGCAACCGCGTCGATCTTATGGGCTACTGATATGAAATTCTCCGACCACATTGCCCTGCGTGGCCGTTCCATCGACTTTTCGGCGCTGGGCTTCTATCTGCCCAACCCCGACCCGATCCTGAAAACACGCGGAGGGCGCATCGAGTTGTATCGCGAGCTGCGCACCGACGCTCACGTCGGCGGCTGTATCCGCCGTCGCAAGTCGGCAGTCAAGGCGCTGGAATGGGGCGTCGATCGCGACCGGGCCAAGTCCCGCGTCACCCGCGAGATCGAGGCGATGTTTGCCGACATGGACCTTGAGCGCCTGATTGGCGAGGCAATGGATGCCGTGCTTTATGGCTACCAGCCAATGGAAATCCTCTGGGAGAGACGCGGCAGCCTGGTAGTACCTGGTGAAGTGATCGGCAAGCCGCCGGAGTGGTTCCATTTCGACGCTGAGAATCGCCTGCGCTTCAAGACCCGTGAGAATCCGATGCACGGCGAGGAGATCCCGGCAATGAAGTTCCTGCTTCCTCGGCAGGATGCAACGTACCAGAATCCCTATGGTTTCGCTGATCTGTCGATGTGCTTCTGGCCCATCGTGTTCAAGAAGGGCGGCGTCAAGTTCTGGCTGGCCTTCACCGAGAAGTTTGGCAGTGCTTTTTCTCTCGGCAAGCTGCCGCGCGGCGCCACGGCTGAAGAGCGGGCAAGCATGCTCGACAGCCTGGAGTCCTTGATTCAGGATGGCGTGGCCACCATCCCCGACGACGGCAGCGTCGAACTGGTCGAGATGGCGGGCAAGAGCGCCAGCGCCGACCTCTACGAGAAGCTGGTGATGTATTGCCGCAGCGAGGTCAGCATTGCCCTCACCGGCACCAACCAGACGACCGAGGCCAGCAGCAATAAGGCTAGTGCCAGCGCCGGGCTGGAAGTCGCTGATGACCTGCGCGATGGTGATGCCGAGATTGTGGCGGCTGCGATCAACCAGCTTATCCGCTGGGTGGTCGAGATTAACTGGGGCAACGCAGCGGCGCCGGTATTTGAGCTGTGGGACCAGGAAGCCCGTGACAAGATCCAGGCTGAGCGCGACAAGTCGCTGAAGGATGCTGGCGCCAACCTGACCCGGGCCTATTTCATCCGCTCCTACAATCTGCAGGAAGGTGATATTGCCGAGCCACCGCCGGCGCTGGTGAATCCTGCGGCCACTTCGGAAAACACGCCCAAAACGCAGGCAGACCAGGTCGCCTCCAATATGGCTCAGCAGGCTGATGCGGCGAAGGCTGAGTTTTCCGAAGTGCAGGCCGTCGAGATCCCGCAGGCGGACGATTCCGACCGGCTGTCCACGGCCACACAGCCCACCGTCGACGATCTGCTCGGAACCATTTCCGAAATGGTTAATTCCGCTGGTGATTTGACCGAACTACAACGCAACCTTCTCAATGCCTATGGCGATTTGGACAGCGCTGAGCTGACAAGCCTGATGGCTGCCGCATTCGCCCTGGCCGAGCTGAAGGGCATAGCTGCCGTCAGGCTTGAATCAGGGTTTTCAACTTCAACCTCCCCAATGGAGAAATCATGAGCCATCAATCTTCCCCGCTGATGACCGTTACGGTCCGACTTGCCGGAGCATGTACCCGCGGTCGCCTGATCAATTACCAGAAAAAACAGGCGATCCCTGGTGAAGTCTGTTTGGGTGTCTCTGTCGCCGACGGCAAGGTGAATGAACAGGTTCAGATCAATGTTCTGGGCAGCGCAACAGTGCAAACTGGCGGCATTTTCGCTGCCGGTGATCCTCTTGCATCCGATGCAAGCGGCCAAGTGGTGCTTTTCACTGGGGCTGGATATTGCGTCGGCCGCGCCATGGAGCCATCGACGGTTTCTGGCCAGTTCGTGGAAATGCTGCTGAATACGACTGCGCAAGAAAATCAGGTCAATGCAATTAAGACCGTCACCGGGAGGATTGAAGTTTTAGCCGGATCGGTTATTGACGGCACTATCTACAATTTCGATCCGAAGAATTACAAGAATGCTCGCGCTGCGCTTGCAGACGTGAAGGCCGGGCTTGGTCACATGAACGTACTGTGTCTCGGTGACTCAACAACTGCCGGCGTGAATGAAAGCGGTAACGCGAACGAGGTTGCTAGTTCGTGGGTGCGCCGACTTTCTGACCAGATGACTTCTTCGGGCATTCCATCTAGCTGGCAAAACGTGATGGGCGACCACGCATGTAATAACAGCGGCGGTCTGCCTGATACTCGCGGCGTTGCTACCCTCGATACCCGAGTAGGCGCACTCTCAGCAAACTGGGGGCCGCTCGGTGGATCAACAGGCTTGGCTCTTGGATTCAATCTTTTCATGACCAACACGGTGGATCAGATCACTTTCACGCCGTCAGGAAGCACAGACACGCTTGAGTTGTTCTACGTAGATCAGCCGGGTTATGCGGCAATTTCGGCCTTCGGTGGCGCTGCTGGAGCGACAGCTTCAACTCCGGCAACCGTTGTTCCTGCTGGCGATGGCAGAATTAAAAGTGCTGTATTTACGTGCGCCGGAACGTCAGTGTGGAAATTCGGCGGTGCTGGCGGTGCAAATATTATCCTTATTGGCTGGAAGGCGTACAACGCAGCGACTAAAGAAATCAGTTTCTTGAACTGCGGAAATCATTCGCAGAAATCAAGTCAGCCGCTTAGTGGTCCGCAGTATTACAGCGCCCTGAAAACCATTACAGATTCAACTAGCGCGTTGAAAAGCCCGCTCGCCTTTTACAGTTTTGGTATTAACGAGTGGCTGAATAACTACTCTGCGGCTCAAACGCTGGCGAACATTCAAGGGCTGATCGCTCCTGCTCAGGCTGTAGGAACGGATGTTGTGCTGATTGTTCCGCCACCGTCTCCAACATCGCTTGCCACAGATGCCGCTCAACAGGCCCAAATTGCATCAATTTACGCAGCGGCAAGCCAATACAACTGCGCAGTCATTGACCTGTCAATGCGATGGGGTTCTCAGGCTGTCAGTTATCCGCTCAATATGTATGCAGGGCCGGGCGATGTCCATCCGTCTAAGCGTGGATACGCGGACATTGCTTCAGCAGTTCGCCGCTTCATGATTGCACTGTAAATCTAATCCCCTCTTCACGTTCCCGTGAGCTTAGCTACTACCTTACTCGCCTCGACCATTGGCCGGGTGTCCCCAAAATACAGGACCCTCGACCAGTGGGCTGAGACATATCGCAAAATTATTGCTGCTCGGCAGATCAGCGATAAGACGAAAGCGAATCGTCGCAGCAGCCTCGCGCACATCATTTGTTCTCTGAGTGGTGACCGGATCATCTCAAGCATTAAGCCGCATGAGGTGGCTGGGATGGTTCAAGAGATAGGAAAACGCCAGCCACACACTGCAAAACGAGTCTTGATCGAAGCAAAAGACATGTTTTCAGAGGCAATAAACTATGGCTGGCTTGATCGGAATCCTGCGACACCAATCAAGGCTCCGCCAGTTCGTGTTCGCCGTCATAGGCTAACTATCGATCAATGGTGGGCAATTCTCCAATACTCCATAGAGAACATGCCTGCATGGGTTCCACGGATGCTTGCCCTGGCGCTGGTAACCGGTCAACGCAGGAGTGACCTTAGCCGGATGAAATTTTCAGACCTGTGGGACGGTCATTTGCATGTCGAGCAGGCGAAGACCGGAGAGCGCATTGCAATTCCATTGGCACTAAAACTGAATGCGATCGATTTGACCGTTGGAGAAATTATTGATGATTGCAGGGGTTACTACGTACCAGGCGATGGGTTTCTGTTGAGAAAACATAATGGCATGCAGCTGGGTGATGCCTCTCTTTCTGCGAGGTTTGAAGAGGCGCGTGAAAATGCGTTGCCAAAAATTGGAGCAAATCCTCCATCACTTCACGAGTGCCGTTCGCTTTCAGAAAGGCTGTATCGCGATCAGGGCATCAATACAATGATTTTGCTCGGCCATAAACATCAGGCGATGACCGACATGTATAACGACGACCGAGGACTTACTCGGGGCAAGTGGCGAACAGTAGAGCTGGCAACCTGATAATGATAAATATCGGTTTCAATACGCCGTTCGACGAGCAAATCACTTTCTTCCGGCAAAAACTGAATCTTCCGACCGAGCGTTGGGATGACATCATGCGCGCCGCGCATGACCGCTCGTTCGTCGTCGCAGGAGCGATGAAAGCAGACCTGTTGGCTGATCTCAATACCGCGGTCGGCACCGCAATTGCAGATGGAAAATCGATTGGATGGTTCCGCGATAACTTCAAGGCTATCGTCAAAAAACATGGCTGGACGGGCTGGACCGGTGAGGGCACTCCAGCTGGTGAAGCATGGCGTACTAAGGTCATTTACCAGACCAACCTGTCGACCAGCTATGCCGCCGGCCGTTATGCCCAGTTGAACGATCCGGAGCTGCTGAAAGTTCGCCCGTACTGGCGCTACAAGCACGCTGACGGCGTCGCCAATCCACGTCTGCAGCACGTCGCCTGGAATGGCTTGACGCTACCGCATGACCATCTTTTCTGGCAGACGCATTTTCCGCCTAATGGCTGGGGCTGTCATTGTTCTGTACAGGCTGTCAGCAAGCGCGAATACGTCAAGGCACAGGCCGCAGGACTTGATTCCCCGCCAGAAGGTTGGGATGCGATAGATGAGAAAACCGGGGCCCCTCGGGGTATCGCCAAAGGCTTTGATTACGCCCCCGGAGCCAGCCTCAGTGACGAAATTGGACGCTTCGTTGAAAGGAAGGCGATCGACCTTCCAAAAAGTATTGCCAAAGTACTCCAGGATGATGTGGCCAGACTTTCAAAGCCTGTATTTGCCGAGGCGCCAACAGTGAAGGCAGCAGCCGAATGGGCTGTCAAAAATAACCTGGCCGACTTCGCCGACTATTCTGGCATCAAGCCGGAAGTGGCCAATGCATGGAATAGGAGTCTGTTCGATCACCTTCAGGAATTTCCCGAGCTGCGCGCCAATCAGAAATTTGTGGGAACGTGCCAGGCACAGTTCTCTCGCTGGCGTGAAATCGAGATCGATCGCTATATCACCAGGCTGCGGGCTCAAAACAAACACCTCCCGGATGATTTCGACTTTAGGCTTCATGCGGAACGCCATATCGGATCGAGGAAGGTGGGAGGATCGACCTGGGCGCATTCATGGGCGAATGGCGACGTGTCTGGAATCTCCGTCAACAAGAAGTGGGGATCAGCGCTGGACGAATTTAAGGCCTCTCTACTGCGGAATGTGGATACCAAATACCACCCGATCGGATGCGACAGCATCAGAAGCGTGGTCGACCACGAATTGGGTCATCAAATCGATGATTTGCTTAGACTTCACCTTGACGCTGCTGTCATTGCCGCCTATAAAGAGGCGAGAGCTTTAGGAATTACAGAAAAGGTTTCCGCCTATGCCAACAAGAACATCAAGGAATTCATCGCCGAGTGCTGGGCAGAGTCGCTCAACAACGCGAGCCCGCGCGCCTTTGCCACAAGGATCGCCGGAATCATTCGCCAGCGATATTCAGATAAATTTGGTGCCGTATGAGCCTGACCTTGGCGTCATCACCTCTGGCCTGTGTGCCACGCCGGAAGCCCAGGCTGATTTCGACGCTAATACTGCTGGCCAACCGCCAGGCTGATCTGCTTTCCGTCCAAGAGAGCCCGCTATCACGCGGGCTTTTTTATTGGGAGATGCCATGAGCCAATTTTCCATCGCCGTCGACGACGCTGCTGTTATGGCCGCCCTGCAGCGCATTCGGGCGCGCACTGAAAACCTCGGCCCAGTTCTCAAGGCGATCGGTGAAGACCTGGTTGGAAGCACCAAGCAGCGTTTCGCAACCGCGACCTCACCAGATGGAACGCCATGGGCAAGGAATAGCGATGTCACCATCTCGCGCTACCTTGGGTTGAGTAGCGCCAATTTCAAAAAGGATGGATCTCTGTCTAAGAAGGGCGAGGCTCGACTGGCTGGAAAGAAACCGCTCACCGGTGAAACTGGCGCACTTGGCCAGCAAATACACTACCAGGTGAATGGAAATGTCCTCGAAGTCGGATCGACCATGGAATACGCCGCCATGCAGCAATTCGGTGGAAAGCGGTCTGATTTTCCGAACCTCTGGGGTGACATCCCGGCCCGCCCATTTTTGGGCCTGTCTGAACAGGATATTTCGGGCATCAACGAGACTGTTTTGGACTACCTGGAACTCTGATTTTTTTCCTAAAATTGGGCCGCTTTTTTCATGCGGCTCAATTTTCGTCACACGAAACTAATTTTCAGTGCGGCCGCCCGGAAAATCCCGCTTCTTCCCGGCCTATCCCATTTATCTCGTCACTACCGTTTCATTTATCTCGTTCCTCTTCA